ATGTCGGGAAATATCGTTGTGACTTTTCATAATATGGTAGCTGACCTTAGGCCTATATCTAATAAATCTCCAACACCAAAAGTCAAATTTGATATTCTCGAATATTTTGATCAATTAAAAACTTGGAATTATGAGGATTTTCACTATCGCTTTTTGAATGAAAAATTCTGTGGAATTTTATCTAATATCGAAATTGATAAATCAGCTTATGTGGTCCGTCTTGTTTTTATTGTTGCCGATGCTGAAGCAGATGATCCATGTGTTCGAGATCTAAAAACCAATAAACCAAGATTGCTGAAAAGAGCTAAAACAGAAGCTGCTGAAAAAAGAGTACATATTGTGATAAAGGTCGATAAAAAAAATCCTACCTTGGCTCAATTTGCTGCTGAATATGAAAGAGGTGTAACTGCAAGAATTTTTATTAATACTTTGAACTATTTTACTAATCATGCAAGAAGTGATGCTGTAAAAAAACCTTATTTTTTTGGTGAACACCCTAACAAAAGAGATAAAAATGGTGTCCCCGAACCATTAGGATATCGTTTAAAATTTGAATATCAATCGGAATTTAGCGAAGAGATTATCGAAGCGTTTGTAAACGGTAACATTAAAAATGTTGAATTTTATAGACCAGCTAAAATTAATCCTCAATTTGATAATCAGGGAAAATTTCAACAAGATGCGCTCAAAATTAGTCTTAAGGTTGGGGCGAATGTTGTACCAAGTAGTGCAAAAACATTTAAGCAGAAAACCGATGCAATTATCCAATCATTCAATAACTTAATTGGTCAGCATACTGATTTGAAAGGCACAGTATTTAAAATCAATTTTACTGATTCAAATGGCGCAAATCGTTACGCTGAATATGATTCTGATGAACAAGAGTTTACATTAGTGAAGAAAAAATTGTTAGATGAAAAGCTGCGACAACCTACGACGGATGTCGTCGTTTTGAATCGTCTTCTATGTGATAGAATGCAAGCTAATATCTGAGAATCTTTTATCGCAATTAAGAGGGTAAGACATGTTTGAATTAATATTTAAACCTTTAAATTACCTTGCGATAATATGGAAAGTTGAAGGGCATTATTCCAAAAAAGTATTCGATTTTCTTATACCTTTGATTATCTCAATTTTGATAAGCTTTTTGTTGGTGGGAATAGAGTTTTATTTTGGCTCAAGGACAAAAGAAGATGTAAATATTTTTGCTTCTGATATTTCGTCATTACTAGCAGGATTTTTACAAACAATACCAGGCTTTTATATTGCTGCTTTAGCGGCGATTGCTACGTTAACCAGTCCAACAATGGATAGAGATATGGATGGAGTAGCTCCTGAATATTTAGGCGAACCACTTAACAGAAGAGAGTTTCTTGCAAGACTATTTTCTTATTTATCATTTATAAGTCTGGTTGCATATTTTTTTATACTTATTCTTAGATATATGTATAACTTAGAAATTTTAGCTACAGGGCAATTAACTTATTCTATAGTTTATTTTATATGTTTAACTATATTTAATTTCTTATTAGTCCAATTAATGCTATTAACCTTTTTAGGCTTATATTATTTAGGTCAAAGGATACATGAGAATTAAAAAATAAACCCCAAAAATTCTTTGGGGTTTATTTTTATTTAGATTTTTTTCAAATCATAATCTTTAAATCTAATTATTTCATCACCAGCCCATTCATTAAGTCGAAGCAATCGTGATTGTAATGGAGCAATTTCATTATGAAAGAAAACTTCAGTCGCAGATTTAATATCACCGAATCCACCAGCATTACTTGGAACGATGCCCATTAACTGTGGTGGGATTCGAAGGGCAGCTAAAGTATCATCACGGGTAATCGATTTAATATTAGTGAAGTCATCCTTTGCAGCAATCTCAGATGTTGGAATAACTTGAATACCATCTTTTTTCCCATTTGGGCTGTAATAAAAGAGATTGCGGAAATTGCCTGGTCCTTTACTTTCTTTTAATGCCGTTCTTAGGGCTGTAATGTCATTAGGATCTGAAGCTGCATCATTCACATACAAGATAAAACCAGCATGTGAACCATTGTTATAATATTTACGTCTAAACAGAGTAGCCGATTCATTTAGCCAAGCACTTTGCAATGCTGAGATGTACTCTGGCGTTCCATAGATTTCTTGATCGATATCAGTTTCGCGTATATGACAAATACGATCTGCTGGAAATTCATATTCTTTATATCCTTTTTGGTCATTGTTCAGATAGAAGTACTGACCTCGATGACCTCCAGCACGGGTGTACTTGGCTAAAGCAGGTTTGTATTCAATTGTACTTTTTAGTCGAGATTTTACATCCTCCATATAAGCATTTCCGCACCAGACATAGTCTAATGCCATTTGCTCAAATGACATTCTGCTTAAATGTGGATGAGGTATAAATAAATTTGCTAGAAAGTTTCTTTTGAAAATAATACCGCTACTTAAATATGGCGTGGATTTCCAGCTTTTAGACAAGCCAGCCATACTAACCTGTGGTTCATAAAACCTCCCATTGAACCAACATTCCATATAATTTGATAAGTCATTTCCGTCTAAGACTGGTACAGCATCACCAAAAGAAAATGCTTCGACTTCATTTTTTGCTCCCGTTGATTTTATGTTCTGTGGAAAATGACTGAGCGCAGTTGTTACCAAACCTTTTGCAATAGAAAAAGGGTTCATGAATAAATCTCCACCATAGAGGTATTTGTTTCTGTAATTCCAGCCAATGGCTCGTTATAAATTGCGTGCATGAGTGCCCATGCGAGATCAGCATGTCCAATCTCTTCAGATCGGCCAGCCGAGAAAGTGATTTGTTTTTGACTTGAAGTTAGAGTCTTTTTAATACTCATTAACGATTGAGCGAGATCCTTGTCACCAGCATCAAATTCGAGACGGCCATTTCGGATGACATCCAATGTCTTGTAGACAAGTTGGGACTTCACTTCAGGTGAATAATTGAAAGTAGTGAGTGCAGGGAAGAAAGCGCGAACTAGTTCTGCAACACCATAACCCATGCCAGTAGTATCGATGCCGATGTAAGTTACGTTATATCGAAGAGTAATAGCTCTGATATGTTCGGCTTGTTGTGAAAAGTCATCACCTTTAAATTGATGTCGTTCAAGTACTCGAAACTTTCCACCAGCTACAGCTGGAGGAGCAACAACAACGAGACCAGCATTGTCTCCACTCAAAGCAGGATCATATCCAATCCAAACAGGTTTATTGGCGAATGGTCTGTTATGCCAAATTTTGAAATCATTCCATATTTCAAGTGTATCAACCATGCATATCTGCAGCATGCTGAGAGGGAACATGGACTGGCCATCATCCACAAATTCACACATTAATAAATTTGCATAGTCTTCTGGCGAGTATTCAAATTTGAGTTGATTGATATCGAATAAGTCACAGCCACCAGCAACAGCATCCTCAACAGTAACAATCTGCCTCCAAATTCTGTCAGTACACTTTTTCCCTTTGGCCAATGCTTTATGGGTGATATCAATTTTTAAGTGTTCGGCTTTTGGTTTTCCTTTGTTAAAGCGTGATCCTGTCCAATGTGCATAAGCTTCGTGGGTGATTGTTGAAGGTGTTGAAAAGTATGTTTTACGCCATTTTTTATGCATGGCCATACCAGACGCGACTTTCTCTAACTCATTAAACCCGTATGTCCAGAAGATTTCATCGAAATATAAATTTCCATGATGTCCTTGGGCAGTTCTGTAATTTGTACCTAAAAACAGTAGTTCTGCACCATTAGATAGGACAATTGGATCGCCAGTGAGTTCAACTCCACAAATCTCTGAAGCAAAGGCTTTAATGTAAAATTTGAAGATATGTGCTTGAGCTTTAGAAGCTGATAAAAAGATTTGATTTCGCCCAGTTCGTAAGGCATCAATTAATGCTTCACGGGCAAAATAATAAGTCGCTCCAATCTGACGACTTTTTAAAATCATCCTTGATCGTTCATCCATCGCCCGATACCAAGTCCATTGGTAATCGAAAAGATTTTCTTCAAACGCCAAGATGAGCTCTTCGATTTGCTCTTCAGTGAAATGGTTTGGAATTGCTTTACGTTCGGTATGCCGTTTACGAATATTTGGATTTAGATCTGCTTCACTGCCACCATCACGATACTTTTCAATACGAGCAAATTCTTTATATGCCCTCATCAATGCATCGATTTCTTTTATGTCACCAGAAGTTTTTTTATTTTTTAAAATCAGAGTCATTAACCGTACAGTTAATGCATTTTCGACTCTGTTTTCTGGTTTCTCTTTTTCCCAATCCTCACGTGTTTTCCAAGCCTGAACAGTTCGCTCATTCTCGTTGAGTACTTCTGCAATATCGACAATTTTCCAACCAAGCCAATAAAGGAATTTCGCCTTGAGCTTGTTGTCCATAATCAGATGTAAGTTTGCTATGGGTGATAAATCATTCATTGCCAATTAGTGATTACTTTAATTGGCAAACATTGGCAGTACCTTATTTATTTATCAGTTAAAGCCATTTGTATGTCAGTTATATACAAGCCATTTGAATTGCTTGAGATAGTCTACATTGCCCATTCTGCACCTATTCGAAAACATGAATTTTTCCATAATTTCATTGATAGGTTTGCAAATGAGCAAAGAAGAAAAGAAATACAAATCCAAGTGGTTTCGTATTGCAGTAGCAGGGGATACCACTGACGGTCGTGAAATCCAATCTGATTGGATCATTCAAATGGCTCAAAGCTATGATCCAAACACTTATGGTGCTCGTATTAACATTGAGCATTTACGCAGTGTTTATCCTGGTGGAACTTTTGGTGCTTATGGCGATGTACTTGCTTTAAAAACAGAAAAAGTAACCATCAATGGTGAAGAAAAAGATGCACTTTTTGCCCAAATCGAACCGACAGATAATCTTATTTCTCTGAACCAGCAAAAGCAGAAAGTTTATACATCGATAGAAGTCGATGAAAACTTTGCCAAAACAGGAAAGGCTTATCTGATCGGTTTGGCTGTTACAGATTCCCCAGCATCCCTCGGAACTGAAATGTTGGCTTTTGCTGCTGGAGCAAAAGTAAATCCACTCAATGAACGTAAACAACGTCCTGAGAATTTATTCACCGCAGCTGTAGAAACCCAAATCGAATTTGAAGAGGTCAAAGAGCCTCAATCCTATTCCGCTGGCTTACTCGACAAAGTAAAAAAACTATTTTCTAAACAAGAAAAAGACGAGAAAAAGACAGCGGAATCATTCTCTGAACAAGAAAACGCGATTATCGAAATTGCGACTGAAACTGCAGAGCAGGGTAAAGCTGTTTCTAAATTAGAGAGTGATTTCAGCACTTTAAATACAGCCCATGAGCAGCTCAAAAACGATTTTAACGATCTGAAGCAAAAGCTCAATGGTGAACCTGATTCTGAACCACGCCCAACATCTGGTAACTCCCAATTCACTGAAATTGTTGATTGCTAATCCAACAATAAAAATATAAAGAGTAAATTCAATGCGTATAGATACACGATTAAAATTCAATGCTGCAATGCAGCAATTAGCAAAGTTGAATGGTGTTCCAAAAGTTTCTCAGAAATTTACAGTAACCCCAACGATTCAACAAAAACTCGAAGACAAGATCCAGTTGTCTTCAGCATTCCTACAAAAAATTAATATCCATTTAGTCAATGAACAATCTGGATCTGCTGTAGGACTTGGAATTTCACGTCCAATTGCATCGCGTACCAATACCGATACCACAGATCGCCAAGCCAAAGATCCGTCATCAATGGATGAGCGTTTTTACTTTTGTCGTAAAACTGACTTTGATACCGCGATTAAATATCAAAAGTTAGATCAATGGGCGAAATTTAAAGATTTCTATGCTCGCTTCAGTGGTCAGATTCAAAAACGTCAAGCACTTGACCGTATCATGATTGGTTTTAATGGTACGTCGATTGCTGCAACCACTGATATTGTAGCCAATCCAAAGCTTCAAGATGTGAACAAAGGCTGGCTGCAAAAAATGCGTGAAGAAAATGCCTCCCGTGTTATGTCTTCAGGAGCAACAGTTGGAAAAATCAAAATCGGTGCGACAGGCGATTATCATAATGTCGATGCATTGGTAATGGATTTAACCAATGAAATGATTGATGAGGTACACCAGGACAATCCTGATTTGGTTGTACTATGTAATCGTCGTACTGTTTCTGACAAATATTTCCCACTGGTAAACAAAGAGCAAGAGAACAGCGAAAAACTTTCTGCAGATATTATTATCAGCCAAAAACGCATGGGCAATTTACCTGTCTATGCTGTGCCGTTCTTCCCAGAAAATGCAATCTTGGTGACAACATTTGACAACCTTTCAATCTATGTTCAGGAAGGATCTCGTCGTCGTACCGTAGTAGATAATGCCAAACGCGATCAAATCGAGAACTATGAATCTTCAAACGAAGATTACTACATCGAAGATTTAGGTCTTGCTGCAATGGCTGAAAACATTGAATTGGTGTAAGCCATGTCATTAGCACGTCAACATTTCCATAAACATAGTGCCAAAGCAGCAGCCGAATCGGCTGCTGAGTTCGGCACCATGCAAGAACAGACCTTTTACGAACTGCAATTGGCTCAGTTAAACAATGACCGCCATCGCTTGAAGCAGATCCAATCGATTGAAGCGAAGATTCAGCTAAAACAGGCTCTCGTCCCAACGTATTTGCCTTATGTAGAAGGCATTATCGAAGCCAATAAACCGATTCAAGATGGCGTATTCATGACCATTTTGGTGTGGTGTATTGATGTTGGTAATTATGAAAAAGCCATCGAAATGGCTGATTTTGCATTACGTCATAACATGATCATGCCTGATCGTTTTGAACGTACAACAGTAACATTAGTGACTGAAGAAATCGCGAATGCATTTTTGAAGAAACTCAAAACCAATGCTGATATTGATTTGCCGATTCTTTGGAATCTAGAAACACTTTTGGAGAATGAAGATATTCCAAAAGAGGCACTGGATATGCCCGATCAAGTACGTGCAAAACTGCTCGTTGCTTTGGCCAAAGGTGAAATCAAGGAAATCAATAAGGCAATTGATGCCAATTCAGGTGAGATTGATGACCAATTACCTGAATGGATTTGGCACCATGCCGAATATGCCAAACAACGTTTAGAGCGAGCCATCAAATTAGATGATCGTTGCAACGGTAAGCAAGATTTAAAAATGTTGACTTCATTGTTAAAAAAATTACCTGTGCCATCTGACCAGGTAAAACAATCTGAAGAAGAAGTTCAAACCACCCAACAAGCTGAACCATTGTTAAATGGCAATGGTTCACAAGTCGTTGATGACCAAGGCAGCTTGGCTTTTAAAACGACATAACCAAGTGCCCTCGCACCGCATGGGCGAACGATTGCGATGTCATTACATTGTGATAATCATTAAACAATCGTTCCCACCCGTGCACTAATAATTACAGGAGGGGAGATCTCATGGGATTCGTTGCAAATGGCAATAACACACCAAGTCAAATCATCATCAAGAGTGACCCGTTTTTTCCGCAAATTGCTTTGGATGATATTCGGGAAAAAATCCGAATCGATGGCTCAGTCACAAACGAAAGATTAAAACAAAACATCATTGAAGAAGTGATCGATGTAAACCGCTTATTAAAGGCACTCAAATCTAAAGCATCACAATTATCAGATTTGTCTGAAGGCGAAGTCGATGATTTACCTGAAACGGATTATCTCTACTTTTCTGCCGTATCAAATGGTGTAGCTGCAAAGGTAAATGAGAAATATCGGTCCTATGACAGTTCAAATGCTGGTTTAAAAAATCTCGAAGATTCTAGTCTAACCATTGATGAATATCGTCGAAATAAACAATGGGCGATTCAGCAGTTGCTAGGCGAAAACCATACGGTGGTTGAATTGATATGAGTAAAACAGTAACAGCTATCCAAAACGATACCATTGATTCAATTTGCTGGCGTTACTACGGAAGAAGTTCTGGCGTAGTGGAAAAAGTCTTAGTTGCCAATCCTCATTTATCAGAGTTGGACGTGATTCTTCCAATGGGTACTTCACTGATTTTGCCCGACATTGATACACCGCAACAAACAAAACAAACCATTCAATTATGGGATTAGAAAAAATATGGCAGAACCAGCAACAACCACAACTATGACAGCTTTGACTCTCAGTGCTGCTTCATTACTACCATTTATCAATGGCAATGCATTACTCGGGGCGGTCTTTGGAGCTGCACTATTTGCTACGACAAAGAAAGATTTAAGACCCTTACAACGTTTAACCACGATGATTCTAGCGACTGGATTTGGCTATTTACTTTCACCTGAAGTTATTGCTCGGACATTTATTACAAATGATGCAACGGCAGGAATGGCTGCAGCAATTTTTTCATTGCCAATCATTTTAAAACTTATGGTTTGGGTGGATCAAACCAGTTTATCTGACATCTGGAATAAATTTCGTGGTGGAGGAACATCATGATGGAAATCCTATTTCAATTTATCGCTTTGATTGCCTATATTTTTTGCGGGCTTCGCATCATCTGCTTTGATCCAACAGGATTGCGACATAGAAGACTTTACTCTTTTATGGCAACGATTCTAATCGCGTCATTTATGGGGCAAAGCGTACATATTCTATTATTTAAAGACCCTGTTACGTTATGGGATGCCGTCTTTTCCATCCTGTTCGCGGTCATCATTTATCGAGCAAAAGGCAATGTGGCTAAGGTAATCTGGAGTACGTCATGATCTTAAAATTTGGCTCAAAAGGCGATGCCATTGCAACCCTTCAAAAACAGTTAGCTGCTTTAGGTTATAAAAATATTGGTGGAAAGCCACTTAATATTGATGGTCATTTCGGACCAAGTACCGAAGCTGCAGTTATTCAATTTCAGCGTAAAGTTGGATTAGTGGCCGATGGTAAAGTAGGTGATAAGACACGTCAGGCATTAACTGGAAATTCTGTTAGTAAGTTGTTGAAAGATGATGACTACAAAGAAGCTGCAAAACGTTTAAAAGTTCCAGAGTTAGTGATTCGAGTCTTTGGTGCTGTTGAAGGACGAGGAGTAGGTTTTCTCAAAAATGGAAAAGCTAAAATCTTATTTGAACGCCACCGAATGTATTTCTATCTCAGTCAATCATTAGGTAAAACTTTAGCGACAGGATTAGTCAAAACTGTTCCTAATCTAGTCAATACTCAGGTGGGTGGCTACAAAGGCGATCAAGCTGAATACACTCGTTTGAGTTTAGCAAGCAATATCCATAAAGAATCTGCACTTATGTCTACAAGCTGGGGGCAATTTCAAATTATGGGGGAAAACTGGAAAGATCTAGGCTATCAATCAGTTCAAGACTTTGTTGACCAACAACAACAAAGTGAGACACTACAACTTGAAGCTTTTATTCGGTTTATTGAATGGAAACCTGGTCTTTTAGCAGCTTTACAAAAACAAGATTGGCACACAGTTTTTACGCTGTATAACGGTAAAAATTATAAAAAATTGGGCTATCAAGCAAAATTCCAAAAAGAATGGGATCACCTTGAGCCAATCTATGGCGAGGTTAAAGTCGCATGAAAAAACCAGAAAGCCTGCGTACTCACATGCTCAATGCTGTAAAAGAATTACAGCGAGATCCTGATCGATTGCTGATTCATACTGACAATGGGAAAATCCGAAGTCTTATGTCCAACGGGCTTTCGTTTGAGTATGAATATGAATTAGAAATCATATTGACAGAGTACGCTGGCGAACTGGATGCCGTGATGATTCCATTATTAGATTGGGTACGTATCAACCAATCCGATTTATTGGTCAACTTAGACAAGAACAAAAATGCGTTTAAGTTTGAAACGGTGCTTTTAGACAATAGCAAAGTGGATCTAGCTCTTAATTTCCCAATTACGGAACGTGTGATAGTGAAACGGCTGCCCGATGGCCAATTAGATATCTCATTCCCGAGCGAACCACAATACGAAACTGCAGCTGAGCCAACTCCTTTTAAAATGGTTGATCATAAAACAGGGGAAGTACTTGCAGAGTGGATGTCGGCAGATCCTGAAAATTTATTTTTTGGTAATTAATTATGGCCGAGTTACAGGCGCTTAGTGATCATTTAGGTGCGATGCTAATTAAGCTTTCAGATGTAGAGCGAAGAAAGCTTGAAATGTCGATAGGTCGTAAACTTCGTGGATCTCAAAAGAAACGTATAACCAAACAACAAAACCCTGATGGCAGTAAGTATGTGCCTCGGAAAAATAAGTTACGCGATAAAAAGAACAAGATAAAAAATAAAATGTTCAATGCAATTAAAAATGCCAAGTGGATGAAAATCCATAGAACAACTGAAGGTGTTGCTATTGGTTTTGCTGGACGTGTTGCATTTATCGCACGTGTTCATCAATTTGGTTTACTGGATAAAGTAAATCGCAATGGTCCTACTGTGAAATATCACAGTCGCGAACTATTAGGCTTTACCCCTGAAGAAATCGAGATGATTGAGACCGATATAACGGCTTATGTCGATATGTAACTTATTTGTATTTAACTGACATACAAGCAACATTACATGCAATAAATGCTGTGCTGAATAACGATTGCTGCATGAATGCAGAAATCGCCCGTCGTCTTGAAAACCTGATTCGTTTAGGAACAGTCAAGACCTTTAATCCGTCCCAACCTTTTCCTACAGTCACCGTCGATTTAGGCGAGATTACGACTGCGGAAATCCGTTTTTTAAATTTAAGAGCTGGAAATGACAAAACATGGGATCCGATTAGTCCTGGTGAAGAAGTTGTTGTATTAAGTCCATGTGGAGTTCTAGAGCTAGGCATCGCAGTAGCTGGTCTGAATAATGAAAATAATCCGTCAATTTCTACTGACCCAAATAAAAACATTCGTTTATTTTCTGATGGTTGTTTTATTTCTTATGACACCAGTTCACATATCTTAGAAGCCATTTTACCTGAAGGAGGTAAAGCTGTTATTACAGCGTTAGGTGGAATCACATTAAACGGAGATACCACAATAAATGGCAATTTAAAGATTAATGGCAGTACAGCAATGACTGGAAATAACACAGTGGGTGGTAGCCAACTTGTACAGGGTAGTAGCCATTCAACAGGTAATTTCAGTACTGATGCAGATGTTAAAGCAGGTGATATTAGCCTGAAATCGCATAAAACATCTGGAGTTCAAACTGGTGGTGGTACATCTGGAGGACCTGTTCCATGATCAATAAAAACAATGGCCAAAAAACTACCTCTCTTCAAGAATCTATTCAACAGTCGTTGCAAGACATTATCACTACGCCAATCGGAAGTCGTGCAATGCGTAGAAACTATGGCTCTCTTATTTTTGAGCTGTTAGATAAACCTATTAATGAAGTCCTGTTACTCAAATGTTACAGCGCAATTTATGCTGCAGTTACGACTTGGGAGAAGCGTGTCGATATCAATCAGATCAAACTTTATAGCGTTCAAGGAAGTGGATTGGTTTTTGATATTGAAACTGTTTACAGAGTTTCAGGTCAATCTATGAATTTAAGAATTCCTTTAAATATGGGTGCTAAAGCATGAGTGTAGATTTTAATTCGTTGTCACCGCCTGATATTATTGAAAGCCTTGATTTTGAGACGATTTTTTCTGAAAGAAAAGCAGCTCTTATTGCTCTCTTTCCTAATGATGAAGTAGATCAAATAACTGAAACACTAGAGCGCGAAAGTGAACCTTTAACAAAATTTCTAGAAGAAAATGCATATCGTGAATTGATACTTCGCAATAGGATTAATACATCGGCAAGGGCACTATTACTGGCATATGCCACCAACAATGATCTAGATCAAGTTGGGGCAAATTTCAATGTTTCTCGTTTAACAATTAAGCCAGCTGACAATAGCAAAACCCCACCGATTGCTGCAATCATGGAATCTGATGATGCTTTTCGCGAACGTATTCAGCTTGCATTTGACACTTTATCGGTTGCAGGACCAGAGGCTGCATATAAAAAATTTGCGCGGGATGCCGATGGTAGAGTTGGAGATGTATCAGTTGTTTCACCTCAGCCCGCTTATATCACCTTAACTATTTTGCAAGCTGACTCATTAACAGGTACGGCATCTCCAGAATTGATTCAGATTGTTGAAAATGCTGTAACGGCTGAAGATGTACGTCCAATAGGAGATAGAGTCACAGTTCAATCTGTAGAAATTGTTGAGTATTCGATTGAAGCTAAACTTTACATTGATAAAGACCCTGAGGCAGCAACATTACTTCAACAAGCAATTTCGAATATTACTGCTTATGCAACCAAACAAAAAAGAATTGGACGATCAATTCATTTATCAGCGATATATGCCGCATTGCATGTTGATGGCGTACGTCGTGTTGAATTAGAAAGTCCGTTATCAGACGTTGTTTTGACACAAGCTCAAGCCTCATATTGCAACAATTTAACAGTAACGATCGGAGGAATTGAGTGAGTAAATTACTGCCTCCAAATAGTACTCAGTTTGAAAGAAATATTACTGAAGTTACAGCTAGGAATTGTGAACTTCCATTAGCAATCAAATCATTAGCTTCTATTGATAATGCCCCTGATTCATTCTTGTCTTTTTTGGCATGGCAATATTCTGTTGATTCTTGGGATAACAGTTGGCAACCCTCATTGCAGCGTTCACTTATTAAAAAATCATTTCGACAACATCAAATTAAAGGAACTCGACAAGCTGTTCGTGAGGTTCTATCTCAATTTGGTTACCAATGCATTTTTCATGAATGGTTTGAAACAAATCCTGTAGGGACACCAGGTACTTTCACATTAGAGTTGAACTTAAATGGATTTGAACTTACTGAGGAGACATACGCTGAAGTTAATAGACTTGTTAAAGATGCAAAGCCAGCAAGTCGCCATCTAACAAATCTATTAATTAATGTACAACCCGTATGTTTGCCCCGAATTGCAATCGGCTGTCATGGGGCCGAAACAGTCACAATTTATGTTGAGTAAAAAAGAAAATGGCCAACACATATAAAGGTATTTTGACCAATAATGGTAAAGCCTTAATTGCGAATGCAACTGTCAATAATAAAATCAATTATTCACATATTGCTGTTGGTGATGGGAACGGATCTGTTCCCACGCCTTTAGAAACTAGATCAAATTTAGTTAATGAAAAAGCACGTATCGCTCTCAATGTTGTAGAAATTAACCCAAATAATTCTAATCAAATCGTGTGTGAAGGAATTATACCAACCTCAATTGGTGGGTTTTTTATTAGAGAATTGGGACTTTTTGCTGATACGACAATGGTTGTTAATGCAAGTTATCCGCCAACATACAAACCATTAGAAGATGAAGGTGGAGCACGAGAAATAGCAATTAAACTGATCATCAACGTTCAGAATGCTGATGTCCTTGCACTTTATTTAGATGACTCGCTTATTTATGCAACTAGAAGTTGGGTAAATGAGAACTATATTCGTAGAAATGAATTGGTCAATAATTTAACAACTGACGATGCATCTAAGCCACTTTCAGCAGCTCAAGGTAAGATTCTTAACGATCAAAAATTGAATAAAGATGAAAATGCAGTAGGTATAAAACCAATTGATAACCGCATCTTAAAACCTTCCGAGATTAGTCTAGGAGTACAAGCTTATTTTGCAACTTTAAATTCTGATAATAGTACTTTTTATTGTGATTTTTTATCACTTAATGGATGGCATGAAGCATCTGGTGGGTTAAAGAATGCATTGGTTTTAAGTAAGACTGGACAGTCTTTACATCATTATCAAGCCGAATATGCTTCACAAACATGGACGATTAAAAAGCAAATCGCTTATACAGATTCAAATATTACAGGAAATGCAGCCTCTGCTTCTAAGTTACAATCTTCCAGAACAATCAGTTTTACTGGAGCTGCAACTGGCTCATTCAATTTTGATGGCTCTACAAATCCGTCATGCGTATTAACTTTAGCCAACAGTGGTGTCGCTGCAAATACATATGAATCCACAATACAAATTCCTTCAATTACTGTAAATGCAAAAGGTCTGATCACAAGTATTTCCCAACAGACCATTCGTTCAGCAACAACGGCTCAAACAGGCGTTGTACAACTTGTTGATGATCTCACCACAAATGATGCATCTAAAGCATTGACGGCAGCACAAGGTAAAAAACTACAAGATAGCAAATTAGATGCAACATCTAATGCTGTTGGTACAGTCATGAAAGATGACAGAACTCTTTTACCAACAGAATTAGCTGCGAACTCCCTTCAGGCATGGTTTGGTACTTATAATTCAGATACCACATCGGCATTTTGTGACTTCATTACTTTAAATGGATGGAATGATGGCTCGGGTGGCAGAAAAAATGCCCTTGTATTTAATAAAGCAGCTGAAGGGCTTTATCATTTTCAAAGTGGATATGATGACACTTCTTGGACAGTTAAAAAGCAAATTGCTTACACTGATTCCAATATCACAGGTAATTCAGCATCAGCATCAAAATTACAAACACCTAGAAGAATCAATAACGTTCAGTTTGATGGTACAAGTGATATTACAATTTTTGATTCAACTAAATTTAAGGCAGATGGTGCAACGAGTTCAGTAAACGATGTTGCATGGAATGCAATATCAGGTGTGTATTCAAAAATTAGTGCAGCTGATAGTCGAACAGTAGTTCATTTCCTAGGTTCTGGATCATCACCCGCTTTACAACTTTTAACTGCATATAAAAACGGTGGACTTTGGTACCGATCAGCGCGTGACAATGCTGGTTTCGAAGAACCATTTGAAAGAATCATCACAGAGAAAGGTGGTTCAATTCAAGGTGATCTGTCTATAACAGGTAATATTTCATCAAATGGATTTGTGCTTCTTAATGGTCCAGAAGCACAATTTAGACATCAATCGGGAAACTACTTATTCATTAATGGTGGTGGATGGGGTGTTTATTCAAATAATGGAATGGTGCCTTTATCTGTGGTTGGTGGAGGTACTGGAAATAGTGATGGACGTGCACCTTCTGCTGAAAGGCTTGCATATTCAAGAAATATCTCGATATCAGGCGCTGTCTCAGGAAATGCAAACTTTGATGGTTCTGGCAATATAAATATCAGTACATCTTTGCAAGCTGGAATAGGTATAAATCAATCCTTTAATGATTTAACTGCTTCTAGAGTGTCAGGTGTTGTATATACAAATAACACAGGCAAGCCAATCTTCTTAATTGTTACAGCAGCAGGAAGTAATAACACAGCTCTAGTACACACTGTCGATGGATATCAATTAATTAATACGAATGAGTCAGCAATGAGAACTCTGTCATATCCAGTTCCAAATGGATTCTCTTACATGATTACAGCGCACACTATTTATAAATGGATTGAAATAAGATGAAATACTTTAGAAATACTCAAACAGATTTAATTCATGCATTTGAACAAGATGGACCTCAAGATGAATTAATCACTGAGGATTTTATTCAGTTGACTGAAGAAGAAACGGATAGATTACTCAATCCTGAGCGTTATTTAACTGATGAGGAAAAAGAGCAGATCTATTTATCTAATTTTCCAGCTCTTACTCGTCGTCAATTCAAATTAGCGTTACTTGATAATGGTCTACTCAATACAGTCGAAGCATCAATTGAGGCGATCAAAGATCCAATCATGAAGCAGCGAGTACAAATTGAATATAGTGAGTCAGAGCGCTTTGAACGTGGTAATCCATCTGTTAAATACATGATGGATGAACTCAATTTAAATTTAGAAGAAGTCGATAAGCTTTGGGATTATGCTCTTCATTTATAGTTTTGTATTTAACTCACATACAAGAGTTAGTAACTGACAATCTATTTTTAATTTGTAAGCCTGTGATCTGAATACAAAACAACAGATCACAGGCTTTTTTATGGCTACAGATTCATATTTTCATGGTGTACGAGTCATTGAAATCAATGGCGGTACACGTCCCATTCGGACAGTATCAACTTCAGTTATTGGTCTTTTAGCCACAGGAGAAGATGCTGATCCTTTAGTCTTCCCTCTAAACACAGCCGTACTTGTTACAGATGTTCAACGTTCAATAGAAAAAGCAGGATCAACAGGCACACTTGCTCGCTCATTACAGGCGATTGCAGACCAAACCAATGCATTAGTTGTCGTTGTACGTGTAGAAGCAAAAGTGACTGAAGCGGAGCAAAACACTGCAGTGATTGGCGGTCAAGTGAATGGCAAATACACAGGCATGAAAGCCTTACTGACCGCTGAACAAAACCTAAAAGTAAAACCACGTATTTTAGGTGCACCAGGACTTGATACTGCTCCAGTCTCAGCCGCATTAGGTGGTATCGCTGAAAAGTTACGCGCATTTAACTATGTGAGTGCCAATGGTTGTGAAACCAAAGAAGAGGCAGCAGCGTATCGTGATGCGATTGGATCTCGCGAGACCATGATCATCTGGCCAGACTTTTTGGGATGGGATACAGCTACATCATCAACCACTACTTTTGAAGCAACCGCTCGAGCATTAGGTTTACGCGCAAAAATTGACAATGACACAGGATGGCATAAAACCCTTTCAAACGTACCAGTAAATGGCGTGACAGGGATTTCTAAAGACGTTTTTTGGCAACTGCAGTCAATGGATACCGATGCTGGTTATCTCAATTCAAATGAAATCACGACTTTAATACAGAGCAATGGCTTCCGTTTTTGGGGTTCACGTACTTGTTCTGCGGATCCTCTATTCGCATTTGAAAACTCTACTCGTACAGCTCAAGTTTTGTCGGACACGATGGCTGAGGGTCATATGTGGGCAGTCGATAAACCTTTGCACCCATCTTTGGCGAAAGACATTGTAGAGGGCATTAATGCCAAATTCCGTGATCTTCGTACCCAAGGGTACATCATCGATGGTCAGTGTTGGTTCGATCCAGCATTCAACAGCAAAGAGTCATTAAAAGCAGGGCGTTTATTACTTGATTATGACTTTACTCCAGTGCCTCCACTTGAAGATCTCACATTACAGCAACGTATCACAGACCGTTATCTCGCTGATTTCGCGTCACGTATGACTGCTTAGATATATAGGAATTAACATGGCTTTACCTAAGAAACTCAAACTAATGGATCTGTTTAACGAAGGTAATTCCTACCTTGGTCAAACTGGGGAAGTCACATTGCCAAAGTTAGGACGCAAGTTCGAAGATTGGCGCGGTGGTGGTATGAACGGCAATATCAAATGGGACAACGGCTTAGCTGATGACATGATTGAAATGTCATGGAAGCTTGGTGGTATTGATCCACTTGTAATTCGTCAGTTTGGTGCTGCAACAGTAGGGGCGATCGGTTTGCGCTTTGCTGGCTCATACCAACGTGACGATACAGGTGAAGATTCTGCAGTCGAAGTCGTCATCCGTGGCCGACATGAAGAAATTGATTTCGGCAATTCCAAAGCGGGTGATGATACTGAAAAATCAATTAAAACCATTTGGTCTTATTACAAATTGACCATCGATGGCAAAGTTGAAATCGAAATTGACATCCCTGGTCTCATCGAAAATGTAAACGGTGTTGATTTACTTGAAAAACACCGCGCGAACATTGGTCATTAATTTTTTCCTCCCTTCAGTAGCTACGACTTGCTGAAGGTTTTTTTATTAATTTTTACATTTAAGGAATTTGCCATGCAAACCAAAGAACAACTCGAAAACTTAGAAACCATCCAAAATCCAGATGTTGAAGTCGTTACTCTTGATACCCCATATAAATTAGGCGATTCCACCATTACACAAGTGGAAGTCCGTAAACCTTCTGTGCCTGCGCTGAAGAAAGTTCGAATCGCTGACATCCTGAATGGTGATGTAAATGCCATTTGTACATTATTACCGTTATGTACAAATCCAACGATTACAGCAAGCCAGCTCAATAACAATGTCATCGATCCAGTTGACATTATTCAAATGGGTGGAGCAATCATTACTTTTTTGCAACCGAAATCAGTACGTGCGGAAATTGCACTCCAACAGTAGAAGACGCAATAGCCAATATCGCTGTGGTGTTCAACTGGACTCCACAGACATATGAATCAATGTCACTAAGTGAACTGATGGAGTGGCATCAAAAAGCAATAGAAAGAAATGGGGCAGATGCTGAATGAAGCAATTAAGATTGGAAGTACTATTCGGAGGGAAAAATAAGTTAAGTCCAGCCCTTAAAGCGATTCTAGGCAGCAGCAATGCTGCCAGTCGTGCTTTAAAAAAAACCAAAGATGAAATCCGTTCTCTGAACGAACAACAAAAAAAAATTGACGGTTATCAGAAACAAAAAAAGGCCGTTCAAGACCAGGCTAAAGCCCTTCAAGACCTCCAAAATCATATAAAGAACTTACGTCAGCAGATGAAAACAAATCCATCTGCGGATCTCACTCGAGATTTTGATAAGTCTGTAGCTAAGGCACGTAAGCTCAAACAAGAATTTGAAAGAAACCGCATTGAGCTTCAGCGTATGCGTACAGAGATGAATGATGCGGGATTATCTACAAATAGACTGGCAGATCATCAACAGAGGCTTAGAACCCAACTTAATCAAGCCAATCAGTCTATGCGTGAACAAGAGCAACGTTTACAACGTATGACACAAATGCAGAGAAATTATGAGCGTCAGGCTGGGCATCTGCGTTCTGTAGCTGGCTATGGCATGGGTACAGCTATGACAGGTGCAGCTGCTTTATATTCTATGCGTAAGCCTATAGATGAAAGCAAGCGCGTGGATGTCGAGCAAAACAGAATCATGTCTTTAGGTATGGGCAAAGAAGCGACAAAAGAGGCTCTGCATTATGCAAATGCTATGAAAACCTTTGGTACAAGCACGCTGGATAACTTAACCCTTGTACGAGATGGTGTCACAGCTTTTGCCGATGTACACCATGCAAAAATGGTTGCACCGATGTTGGCAAAGATGAAATTCGCAAATGAAGCCATGTTTGGTAATGAACATGGTGCTGAAAATGAAAAAAAATTCATGGACATGCTAAAAGTCATTGAAATGAGAAATGGTCTAAAAAGTGAAAAAGCTTTTAGCGAACAAGCGAATATGATTCAACAAGTTATCACTGCAACAGGCGGAAGAGTCCAAGCCGAAGAATGGTTGAATTTAATTAAAACGGGTGGTATAGCCGCGAAAGGTGCAGACAACAAAGCATTTTATTACACATTAGAACCACTCGTTCAAGAAATGGGTGGTTTTCGTGTCGGTACTGCCATGATGTCAGCGTATCAAAACTTATATCAAGGGAGAACTACACAACGTGCAGCACAAAATCTTGAAAAATTTGGATTAATTGGAGACCCAAGTAAGGTTCGCCACAATAAAACAGGTGACTTATCTTATTTAGATATTGGTGCCATTAAAGGCGCTGATTTATTTAAAAAAGACCAGTTTGCTTGGATGGAAAAAGTCCTACTTCCATCTTTAGCAGAAAGGGGAATTACTGAGCGAGGTCAAGTGCTTGATGCAATAGGTGCGATGTTCTCGAACCGAACGGCATCGATGTTATTTTCCAATATGTATGATCAAAGAGAGAATATTCATAAAAACATGCGTCTAAATGAAGGTGCATATAATATTGATCAATTAAGCGAACAGGCAAAAGGAACAACCGCTGGTAAGGAACTCGAAGCAAAAGCCAAACTTCATGATGCATATTTAAAGTTCGGTACCACGATTTTACCTGTTTATACCAAAGCCATTGAGATTGCGACTGGAGCCTTACAAACCTTTACTGGATGGATGGAGCGAAATCCAACCTTAGCAAAAGCACTTGGTATTGGTTTATTGAGTATAGCAGCCAGCATGCTAGTCATCGGTGGTGCATTGGTCGTGTTCTCACCGTTGATTTTAAGTATGTTGAGTTTAAGATTAATTTTGGCTTCAACCACGATGACGGGTTCAATCTTTGGTTTGATGATCAAAGGTTTAGTTTCACCATTTAGGTTAATGGGTTCTTTGGCTCTAAAATCATTACCATTGCTTAAATGGCTTGGTACGGCTTTTTTAACTGTTACTCGCTATGCATTACTAGCTACAGGACGCTTATATATATTTGCGATACGAGGTATTGGCTTATTAGCTACGGGTATCATTCGTTCAGCTATTTTTGGATTACAGCTTTTAGGCCAGGCATTCTTATTTGTAGGACGAATGGCTCTTGTAATGGGACGCTTCTTGTTGGCCAATCCCATATTATTAGTTATTGCAGCAATCGCAACTGGCGTTTATCTCATCTATAAGAACTGGGACAGCATAGGTCCTTGGTTCGCTGAACAATGGAATAAAGTAAAAAACAGCGCATCTTCAGCATGGGAATTTGTTAAATCTGGAGCTAGTAGTGCCTGGATATCGTTAACCACAATATTTGCTCCAGTAGGAAGTTGGTTTACAGCACGATGGATAGAAATCAAAAGCGCTTTTAGTGGTGGCATTTCAGGAATTTCAGCTTTAATTGTCAACTGGTCTCCATTGGGATTGTTCTATACGGCATTTGCTGGAGTGCTGAGTTGGTTCGGTATTGATTTGCCTTCTAAATTTACGGGTTTTGGTTCAATGATCATCGATGGCTTAATTAACGGCATTAATTCAAAATTCCCAAGACTTAAAGAAACATGGAATGAAGTTGCCAATTACATGCCAGACTGGTTAAAGCAGCGCATGGTCATTCGAAGTCCATCTCGTGTTATGGCTGGTTTAGGTGGGCATATCATGACTGGTATTGCGATGGGATTGGATCAAAAATTTCCAGCCCTGAAGGAAAAGTTTCAACATGCATTAACCATTTTTAACCCACGGGCCAGCGAAGCTATTTCAAAAATTGATGTCGCTCCAGCGTTAAATAAAGTTAGACCGATGCAAGCCATTTCCCCAATACGTAGTGCAAGCCAGTTTGTCATTGAAGGTGATCAAATCACTATCCAACTTACGGCAGCACCAGGACAAAATCTTCAGCAGCTTCAAGCTATGATTGAGAACGTACTGGATCGTCGTGATCGTCAAAAGTTAGCTCGTATTCGCAGCAGCTTCAAAGACCAGGAACATTAATATGATGATGATTCTCGGCATGTTCGTATTTTCAATACCAACAGCCACTTACCAAAGCCTTCAACGTTCAACGAGTTGGAATCATGTCAGCAACTCTCGTGTCGGTAGCATGCCTGCATATCAATTTACAGGTAAAGGTGAAGACACGATAACCTTGGATGGATCTATCGTTCCCCAGTTTGGATCTCAAATGTCGATTACCGCTTTACGTGTAATGGGGGATACAGGTAAATCATTTCCATTGATTGCTGGGAACGGAAAAATTTATGGATCATGGCTAATTGATAATGTTGAAGAAACCCAAAGCTATTTTTTTAAAGATGGTACGCCACGCAAAATCGAATTTTCTTTAAAGCTAAAGAAAAATCAAACTGCAGGGGTTTTAGTGGGGAACGTTCTTGGAAATGTTTTAGGTAATATTTTATGAATATTGCATCGACCCTAACCAATATTGCCGCAGATGTAGAGCAGGGCTTCAATGATAACTATCCTCATGCAATTTACCGCTTGCTGGTCAATGGTACCGATATTGGAACCATGATTCAGGATCGGCTGATGCGTATAACAATCACAGACAATCGTGGCATCGAAACTGACTCCATTGAAATTGAACTGAGTGATCATGATGGTTTATTAGATATCCCGCCCAAGGGTGCGGAGATAGAAGCTTGGATCGGCTGGAGCAATACCGGTCTTGTTTATAAAGGTAAATATCTCGTCAAGGAACGCGGACATCAGGGTGCACCCGATATACTCACTTTACGTGCCGAAGCTGCGGATCTAAAAACAGCATTTAAGAAAAAAAAGGAACGCAGTTTCGATAAAAAAACGATTGCAGATATTATCCAGACAATCGCGCTCGAGCATGGTCTAAATCCAATCGTAAACGAAACATTAGGGATAATTGAATTACCCCATATTGATCAAAACGAATCAGATGCCAATTTGATTACCCGTATTGCCGACGAGCATGATGCCATTGCGATGGTGAAAAATGGCAACCTATTATTTATGCCTAAGGGCGAAGGCAAAACTATTAGTGGCAACCTCTTACCTGAAGTTGTGATAACAAGATCAGAAGGGGATTCACACCAATATTCAGATACAGATGGGGCGGATGATGTATCTGGAGTAACGGTCTATTATTATGACAATACCCATGCAAAGAGACAAAAAGTCACAGTAGGGATGTCGGATCAAAACACACGTGAGCTGCGTAATATCCAACGTGATAAACAAACAGCGGAGCATGTGGCCAAAGCTGAATTTAATAAAATAAAAAGTAAGTCAGCTACCTTTAGTTTTACACTGGCCTACGGCAGACCTGAGCTCATTCCTGAATCACCTATATCCTTTATAGGTTTTAAACCTTTGATTGATGACATCGTTTGGCTCGGCACGCGAGTCATTCATGAATACAATGAAAGTGGCGGATATACCACAAAATGTGAGGCTGAAGTTTATTTACCTGATGCGGATAGTTTGTCGGAGTTGATCGATAACGAACGTGGAGGATATACAGGAATTCTAGCTTATTACAAAAATGGTAATAACACGGCAACAGTGACAAAAGGTGATCAAACAACACCAAAGCGTTTGACCTATCTTTATAAGAACCGTCAAACAGCAACAACAGCTGCAGATCGTGAATATAAAGCCTTACTGGATGAAAAAGATCAATAGATCCATCTTAGACCACGCCAAACGACAAAACGAGCGCCTGTATTATGCTGTAACTCGTTACCTTGATAGTCGTAAACCTTAACAATTACGCCCTTTTGATCTCTCAGGCACCGAAGATCAGCCTCTTTACCATCATACAATCGCACACGAATCCAGCCTTCTTCTAACTTATCTTCAGCCATAAAAAATCCCTCCGTAGAGGGATTAGTTTACGTTAAAAGTTGGTGATAATTAACTCATTGCCATTATGTTCTTCATGCGCTGCTTTATTGTTGACAGACCAGCGAATCTTTTTATGCTGGATCTTGTAATCCTTAAATAACTCACGTACTTCAGGCGTGTCATTTAAGCTTAAAATGAATTTACCTTTGATGTCGTCCAGCTGCTCCTTCAGCAAATAAAAATCTTGTTTTGACCAGATCCCTTTGCCATAAAAATTCTCACAATCCCAGTACGGTGGATCGATATAGAACAAAGTTTCAGGGCTATCAAGACGCTTCAGAACGTAATCATAGTTAGAATTTTCGATAGTCACCTTTTGCAAACGTTTATGAATTCCCACCAGGTGCGTTCGTAATTCATCACCCAATTTTAAACGCGCAGCGCGATCTTTTGAGTAACTAAAAGAGCCATCCAACTGACAGCCAAAAGCTGCACGAAGCATGTAATAGAAACGGGATGCACGCTGTAGATCTGTTAGACCAAGCGACTTGGATTGCTTGAAATCATTAAAAACAGTTCGGGACATCAGTAGAAATTCAAACTCATCTAGAAAAGCTTCAAAATGATATTTAAGAACTCTGTATAGATTGATTAAGTCATCATTAACATCGTTGATGACTTCAACAGGTGACGGGGTCTTTTTAAACAATACCCAACCTGCACCGCCAAATACTTCAACATACGTTGTATGCGCTGGCATGGTTTCTATGATTGTTCGTGCGAGTTGAGATTTACCGCCTAACCAGCCGCTGAAGCTGCGTCCTTTAGGATTGTATTGAGGTGTTACAGAAGTGATTTGATTCATCAATCTTACCTGGTGTATTGAGATGCTCTTGGCATTCAGGTAAGGCACTCTTGGTGCTCTGGAAGTTATTTAATGTTTTACAACGAGGACATTTAATCTCTATTTGATTAAATGTTTTAGATTTTGCCAGCAATTTTAAGCAACACTGACATTTCAATAACTGCATAACATGTTACTAAACAGAGAAGTGAGTAAATACTATAAAAAAAAAGAATAAAGAACAAATAATATTGCTTTTTATATACAATGGTAAAATATTTGTTATTTTGGTGGGATCATGCAGCAAAACCTAGACTACAATAAAATCAATAAGAATAATGGACGTCCCCAAATTCTTTGCCCACATTGCCAAGTGTCCAAGCTCAGAATACGCTCTAGCGAACAAAATCATCCACTTTTAAAAGTTTTATGGCTTCAATGCCCAAATTTATTATGCGGCTTTACTTGTGGTGGTCATATCGAACTTACACATACCATTTCACCAAGTGCAACACCAAACTCATCCATATACCTTCCTACCTTGAAACAACTGCAACAATTAAAGGTAGCCAATGATGAGGAACATTCCTCATGAGCTTTACGATTAAGTGTCCGATCTGCTTAAAACGTTGGTGGTTTTCAACCAAAGTTAAATGCAAGTGTAAAAAACAAAAAACACAAAATTATGGTATTCCTATCAGCTTCTCGAGCACTCAGTCTAAATCCTCATCACATGATCATAATCGTGTAATAGAGCACTTGATTCTTCAAACTGTAGTTTTAGATTCTTCTGATTCAGGAAAATGCCATCAAGTAATTCACCAAGAACAAACGCCAATTGGTGAGGATGGACATTCAAGCTGTACTTCGTCTTCGGGATATAGCTCAGGTTATAGCAATTTTTCAGCATCTAGTTATGAAAGTGGAGACTCATCCAGTTCAAGTTGGGAATAAAATGAAAAATTTTAAGCTCATCTAAACCTCTTTTCTAATTAGGTCTAAATCATAACTCTTCTTCGGTTAAGTTCTCGAATCTGAAATAAAGTGATTCAGTTGTAGATATTTTTCTTGCGATCGAAAAATCTATAATTTCCTTTTCAGAGGAAAAACCTAATTTTGGTATATTGGGAAAATTAAATGAAATATTTAAATTATTGTTTTTTAAAATTTTCATTTTTTGGAAAGATAAATCAGTAAGAATAGGAAACTCATAGATTATGTTTCCGAATCTTAAATGTGCTATGTAATCCAAATCTTCATTCATCGGTAATTTTTCTTTAAACTCTTGTAAATTAGTTACATCTTTATGAATTATTACAATATCTAAAATTGAAGTGCTAAATCCATCAAGCCGAGTTTTCATAACGTTCATTGGTGAAAACGGAATGAAGTTGCTTTCTCTATGAATAATCCACTTTCTAAGTAATTCAAATTCACCTAAACGCTCACGTGGTAAAAGTCCATAAAATATCTTCATAAATGCTTTATAAACAAGCACAGGAATATACTTATTTTGATTTAACTTAAATGTGACGTGTTTACTTGCATGATTAAATTGAATATCTTCCTCACTCAGTTCTAATATATATTTATCACTCTCTTTATCATATTTAAAACTTCTATTAGACCTCCATTCATTGCTAATTGAATTACCTCTTCTATTGGTTTGTCGGTTTAAAGTTCGATATGGTTTTAAATACTTATCAAGTTCACACTCTAAATTCCTACCAAAAAAATCATTACATTCATCGCATTCTCCATGATGTAACAAATATTTATTACCTATTAAATAAGGGATAACATGCGGTAGTTTATTGAAAGTAGTTTGAGATGGCTCTTTATGACAAAATATACAAATTTCGCTGTCTTTATTCTCTATTCCGTATAAGTTTTTTTCTTCAACTAAATTTTTGAAACTATCATAATCGAACAAAGTTTTGTATTCTTTACTCTTATGGTAAATTCGGAATATTGAGCGAACACGCTCCTGATTCCATATGTGTAAATTTATGATTAAACTGTCTATTTTATAAGATGATATATGTGAATATTTCATTTATCACTCTACTGTATGCTGACACATAGATTGTCCAAAAATTTAATTAAGAAAAATCGGTTAAATAATTCAACAAATATCTAAATCTAAAATCTATTTAATTTTTTAGTTGATAATTAATATTATTAAAGTTAGAAATTTAATATTTAGAGCTTCCAATCAATTTTCATTTGGCTCTTATCATCAATAGTTGGAATTTTTTTATTGTTCATAAATTCACCATATAGTTTCAAAAAGCTATCCTGATTTTTAATTTGGTTCAATAGACCTCTATGCTTCAAAGACATAAATATAGCAATCGCATGAGCTTGACAGTTTATAGATTTTTCTGGATTAAACTCAATATCTGTAAATGCTTCATATTTATCCAATTCTTCATGATATTGAATATTTGCATTTAGAGCATTAACGTAGAGCCAATCATAAAATGCTGTTCTAGGTAAAGTATCCCAAACTGTATGATAAAATCTAAACTCTATAAGATCACCTGATTCTTTAATTCTTTGGTCTTTTTTTGCCTCACGTGACGTCACAGATAGTAAATCTTGATATGGACCTCCATTTTCAAAAACTTTGCTACTTTGGAATGCACATTCGACACTAAAACTTTTACCAGTTTTTGAGTCTTGCATCATTAAGTTAAAAGCACTTAGATCAATACCTAATTTATCTTTGGATTTACTAGATACCTCTAAAATATGTTTGAACCCTAAATTTTCTTTAATAGCATCATGCAAAGAGTCAATAGATTTTTGTTTCTGACTTATTGCAAAACCTGAAAAATATGTAAAATCTATATTTATCTTATTTACAAGGAAGTTCTTTGAATATTCTGGTACAAATATTGGTCTAGATGCCATAACTATTGCCTTTTAATAACCGTATCTACAAGCTTTTCTAGTGGTATAAAATTTTTGATTAGGAGGGCAGTAATAAAGATTTTTACCATGATTTGGAACTTTATTTATAAAGTCTTGTGCTACTTGTTGAGAATCAAAAATAATATCTTCAATATAATTCGAGTTAATTATTCCTGGAACCATTACTTCTGATTGATCGTTGGTAGGATCACAAGCGTGTAAAAAAGGCTCTCTAGGATTATCTTCAGTATTCAGAAACAAATTTCTTAGTGCTGTACTACCTTTAAATTCATTTATATCTCTGAAGCGCACAAAGTTATCTGCAGCATTTATCGGATAAAATAGACAATCAAAATCCCATAAAATTTGTCTGCTTAATCTTAATAGTACCCAGTCTCCTTGAATATTATTTCTTACCCTAAAAAACATTCGATGATTAGGGAAAGCAATACTAAAACAAGAGTAATCACGTTTGTTATCAAGTCTTAATGGATCAGTAATTAATGCTTGGTTATTTATAAGTGGAAAACTATTAGGAGGATAAATTCCATGAGTTAAAATTGAAGGTAAATTATCAACTCTCGTGAAATGAACAATATAAGGTATAGTTTTTTCGATAACAATTTGTTGTATTGCCGTGATTTCTTGTGGGGTTGGCATTTATTTCATACCTTTTAAAAATTTTACATTCAAAAATACTGAATCATTATATTGACATAATGACTCACTATCGGCAAGATGTAAGAACGCAGCAAAATCTGCGTCAGGCCTAGGAAACCTGAAAACTCACCAAGAGAGCAGAAAATACCCGCTCGTAGCGGCTTTTTTTTGCCTAAAAAGTCTGATCGGCTATACTCGTTATGGTAGATCGGGCGGGGCAGCTTCGCGCTGGCCGTTTCTCTTGGTACGGTTTTCCTAGCCTTGTTCGGTCTACCACCATTACCCTAGGAAAGTGATGGCGGTAGGTTTTAAACTTACCAAGAGTAAATATCATGAAAAAATCAATTCATGCGATCGAGCACACGCCTATCTATAATTGGCAAGACTACAAAAAACGCCAGAAACAACTTAAATTCGCCCATTTCCGAAAAAACATTTTTGATGGACTCGCTGCCTTGTGTACGGTCATGTTTACGGTTTCATTATTCATTTTTGGAGGGCGATAAATCATGAATACAGAATTAATTCCATACGTACCCATAGCCCCTAGAGTTCAGTCTAAACACAGTGAGCTAGTCGGAATCTGTGTGTTATTCTTTGAAATTATAGACAGATCCGTATATTTGTCGGTTAAAATCAATCATGTACGAACCAAGGGATTTTTAGGTATATGCCCAGATCAAATAAATGACTTGGCCAGAGAGTTAAACCTAAAAACACTTGATATCAATGAACTAAAAAATGCATTTGAAAATTTGATTTATCCTCAATTTATGGGTGAAAAGTCGATTAAAAGTCCAATTTGGAATAATCAGGAAGTCACCGTATGGGAATTCCAATTAAATCAGATTGATAGGTTAGACGAAATGAAAACGACTTATGCAGATGCATCATTAAATATTGATAGCTCACTCGGTACACTACGAGTGTGGAGAAAGTCGCTTGAAGCTTCTACTGGAAATAAGGATGTCATATACAACAATAATGATTTGATTTACCTCCTACAGGATCTTGAGCAGAAATTGGCAGTCGTCCAAGACTATGTAGAAGATACTGAATAAATAAAAAAGCCTCCAATATTGGAGGCTTTTTCAACTAAGTCAGGGAGTCAAGTTGTTCAAAATTGATCTTTAAAATATCCTGGTATTCTTCAAATTTATCATCTTCAATAATTTGGATGGTATATCCTATAACCAATATATATTTCAATCGCTTATCTATAAAATCAGGTCTTATTTTATTGATCCAATAGCATTCTAATTTAAATAAAATTTCTTGTACGTACTTGGACTCAATTTCATTTTGAATCTGAATAATAAATTTATCAGGCTTCAACATTTCGATTCAACGCTATTTCTCTAAATCCTTTGCATAAGCTTTGCCTAACCCTAACAATGCATTTTGACCTTCAGGTGATAATTGACGATAGGCCTTTAATAACAAACTTTCTTCACTGGTGAGACCAGCATAGTCAGGATCTATACCTAAAAGCACGTAACGGATGTCTACGCCATTCTTATGAAGATTATGTAGATAAGCCCATTGATCAGGCACATTTCCACGTACATAAGCGCCTAACGTATTCTCACTAGCACCAATTTCTTTTGACAGAGGCTTAGCCTTTAGATTTTTCCGTTCTAGCTCCTCTTTAAAACGTATCGCAATATCCGCTGAAATATTCGGGTCGATATCAGGCATAAAAATATTTCCTTTTTATGTTTAAAGGTAAAAATTATGTGCTATAGTGATTCATAGCAAATCACTATGTCCTAGGATACCGTATGAGCACAGAAAAAACACCCCGACACAGTACCCGTGCCCCTAAGTTAGATGAACCACGAAAAAGCGTGATTATTTACATGCCACTTAGCGAATTCAATGAAATCGATCAGTTGGCAAAGGCTACAAACCGCAGTAAATCCAGTATTGCTGGAGAACGTTACAACGCAGGCAAAGCACAAGAGGCATAGATACATGAGTTATAAGCAAAAACGAGGCAACCGATTCAATGTCAACTTAACAGATGACGAAGCAGCTTTATTCACGATCGTAAACCGTATGACTGGTGAACATACTGGAGCAATGCTTAGAAACCTTGCACTAAAGCAAGCACTTGCGATTCTTATTGCTGATGATGTGAGCGATTTTAGCTTAGAAAAAATAATGAATAAAGGCGCATCTGAGCACCTCCAAGGGAGCTGAAAATGCCGACCAGACAAATCGTAACTCTTAGCGATCAAGAGTTAGAAATCATTGAGGAAGCCCGAGTCGAATTAGGACTCAATAATATACAAGAAACGCTTGAATTCCTTATTAGGCAAAGGCTTCAGGAAAAGCTACTAACTTTAGCAGGACGAGAAATCGTTAAAAAGAAACGCCACTTGTAGAATAAATATGTATCCAGAAACTCAAACCTTGATTGTAGATCGGTTGTATAACGACTACGGTTTTAAAGTCAAAAACGGTAAATTACGAGGCGGTCGCTGTCCTGAATGCAATCATAAAGAGCGTTCAGCTTGGGCACATGCTGAAGCACCATGGGTCGTATTCTGCCCACGTAAAAATGAATGTGGAAAAGAGATCTCAATTCGAGATCTTTATCCCGACATTTTCGAAAAGTGGGAGAAACGTTTTAAACCCACTCAAGAAGATCCAAACAAAACTGTTAATGCCTATTTAGTTGAAGGTCGAGGTTTCCCACTTGAGAAACTATCTGGACTTACTTTTTCTCAAGAATATTACAAAAGTCCTGAGCATGATCTTAGTTCTGTCACCTTACGTTTTCCTATTACTGATCAAGAAGGAAATGAAGGTTGGTGGCAACGCATATTGGATGATCATGGCGTTCTGCAAAAAACGACCTTCAAATATGGGTGGAAATCGGAAAATCACGCGTGGACGACTCCAAATACCAACTATATTGATTCAAAAGAAATTTGGATTACAGAAGGTATCTTCGACACTATTGCTTTGTGGCTTTCTGACATCACCAGCTTTTCAGCATTAAGCTGCAATAATTATCCAGCCATATTTCTTGGCATATTAGCCAGCAAGTGTGATGCAGAAGGAAAACCAAGACCCAAACTTGTTTGGGCATTTGATAACGATCCAGCTGGCCATGATGGAATATTCAAGAATTTAGAACGTGCTAAAGCTGATGGATGGGAATGTGATGTTGCATTACCTCCTGGTGGACGTAAAAAGACAGATTGGAATGATCTATATAAACAAGACCGACTTACATTCGGCTATTTAGAAACTTATAAGTATTACGGATCGTTGCTTGTAGCAGAGAAAGCTGTGGATAAAGGCATACTTATCTACAAGCACAAAGGAACTAAATCATTTCCTTTTGATTTTAACAATCAAGTGTATTGGTTCAAACTCGATATGGACAAATACGATGACTATATGAAAGGCATCAATTTTGAAGACAAAGACAATCAAGATTGGGCACAAGAAGAAAAAGACAAAGCAATAGAAGAACGTCGAGACGCAGCAATTTTGGCAGCAGCTGAAGCGAAGTTAATTATGGATTGTCGACCGCGTGGATTGTATTACCAATACATGGCAGAAATAGACGAAGCTGACTATTACTTCCAGATCGATTTTCCTCGCGGTGCTAAGACCATTAAAAACACATTTAGTGCAGGGCACATCTCATCAGCTTCAGAGTTTAAGAAACGTCTTTTACACATTGCACCAGGTAAATTTTATAAAGGGAATAGCAATCAACTTGATGCCTTTTTAGAGCGTGAGCTGACCGATATTAAGCGCGTTCAATTGATCAATTACATTGGCTACCATGCCGACCAAAAAGCCTATGTTCTGGGTGAATTAGCCTACCAATCAAGTAAGCAGTTCAAACTAAACAAAGAGGACTACTTTGAACTCCCAAACAAAACTAACTTAAAGTGTAAAGCTCCTTTTGTTTTAGAAATCAATCCGAAATTAACAGATTATAAAAAACAATGGATTAATGACTTTATAGATGCGTATAGCGTTAGGGGACTCATTACATTAACGGCATTTTTTGGCAGCTTATACGCCCAACAGATCCGCAAAATGCACAAATCCTTTCCTTTCTTTGAAGTCGTCGGAGAACCTGGTACAGGTAAATCGACTCTGCTTTTATTTTTATGGAAGTTGTTTGGTCGTATCAAATACGAAGGTGTCGATCCAGTTAAATCCACCAAATCAGGCTTAATTCGTACCTTCAGACAAGTTTCAAATTTGCCAGTCGTATTGATTGAATCAGAACGAGAAAATGAGAAAGGTACAATTAAGCAGTTCGATTGGGATTCCCTCAAAACATTATTTGATGGTGGATCGCTAGGTGCACAGGGGATGAAAACGGGTGGTAACGAAACATACGAGCCACCATTCATGGGCACAATTGTTATCAGCCAAAATGCTGAAGTTGTTTCCACTACACCCATCATGGAACGTATCGTTCATACCAAGTTTTGGAAGAGCCAACTCACTAAAAACAGTCTATATGCGTCTCGTCGACTCGATAAATATGAGCCAGAAGATGTTAGTCAATTCATACTGCAGTGTTTATCAAAGGAAGCAGCGATTTTAGAAGCCTACAAGCTTGGCTTTGAAAAATATGATGCGATTTTGCACCAGGAACAACACAACATCCGCAGTTCACGTGTGGTTCAAAACCATGCCCAATTCATGTCGTTATTTGATGCCCTTTGCAAGCATGTATGCGAGGTTCCATTAGAGATCCAAAAGCAAGTCCATGCCGAATTTATCGCAATGGCTCAGACACGGGACAAGGTTATCAAGTCAGATTCGATCATTGTCCAGAACTTCTGGAACACCATTGAAGAAATGGAAGATTCAATCAGAAAGGTTGAGCACCATGACAGCGTGGTGAACCACTCAGCCAAATCAGATATTTTCGCCATCAACTTTGCCCATTTATACAAAGTCGCAGCAGATTATCGATATTCATTACCTGAAGTAAACGAATTGCAGACTGCGCTTAGACACAGTCTTCATTACCGCTTTGTTGAGGCGAATAAAGCCATTCAAAGCAAAATCACCAACTCAACAAAACGTTGTTGGATCTTTGAAAAACCAGTGTCATCACGGGACTAATCCCATTTTTAAATAGAGGAAACCACTATGTATAAATTAAATATTTCAACACCAGGATTTCTGCAAGCTTCATTGCCTATCTCGGAAGATGTTGCGAATTGGCTATCTAAACGTTTGGAAGGGAGAGATATTCAACGAGAAGATCTTCTAAACAAAATGGGTTATCCAGTAGGAGTGGGCTCTAATTCTGGTTCAATTTTGGACAGCGTTTATAACTTTGCCAAACACATTTTAAATGAATCAAAAGCAGAACAATTTAATGTTCAAATTGAAGCAATTCCAGCACATCCAAAAATGGATTCAATTTTCTCAGAAGCTTCGAATCTACCTGAACATGGTCGTTCAATCGTTGTGATCTTTAAAGATAAACAAGTTATGTCAGATGTTGAGTACTGCAATAAATGCAAAGAATGGCATACACCTAAAGGCGATTTAAAAGAAAACCATATTCATCAATGGGCATATACAGATGATTTCTACAGTTTATTGAATTTGCCTGAATTCCCTAAAGCAAAATCCAACAACGGTGAAAGAACTGGAGATTTGGCAGATGCTCTGGCTCAAATGCTTTTACTCAAAGCACTGTTAAGAGCAGCGAAGTCTGGATCTGAAAGTTCTCGTTCATTTTTCTAATTTTTATAGGCACACATACAAAAGCGGCCACTTTTGTATGTGTCACACAACCACTGGAGAGCAATTATGCAAAATGATTCTAACTTAAATTATGTAGCACACCTAATCGTTGAAACATTTACAGAAAATGGTATGGATGCACCTTACATCGCTGATAAGACCCAACAATTTCTTGATCACCATAGTAAAGGTGAATCTTTGGAATGGGCGTGTAATTTTCTTGATCGAAAGAACCAAGCAACTTTTGCCGAAAAATTGGGTGTCACAGTAGAAATGCTACGTGTGACGGGCAAAGTTTTATCAAAAATTTAACTGGAGAATTGAATCATGCAAAACAATAAATTTCCTAGAAACTTGATCGAAGAAATGTTCAATTCAAACGTCACTTTTGAAAATATCTTGCACATACCAAGCCTTACTGCATCCGACTCTCATAATGTATCTGATCAGTTTGCCGATTTTCTTGATGATGCTTATGAAGATTGGACTAGTAAATCCCTTTTAAAACAGTGTCCAGCTCTTGAGTCAACACTTGCATGGATCAAGGTAGAAGACGATATAAGTGAATATGCAGGCGATGTAATTCAAGATTTTTACCGTGCTTGTGATGATCTGGAATTTCTTATCCTTATTTCCATTCGAATTCCTTATAACTTCAAGTTTGATCAAGATGGTAAATACCGTTCAAACAGTTTGGGTGGTGCATTTCGCCAGCAATGGATCTTAGCCAAAAACATGATTGATGCTGCGGATATTGCAGTAAAAAGAGCAGAGGATTTGCACAAGGAAGAAGAATTAAAAGCTCGTAAAGAACAAGGCTTGGAGGGATAAATAATGTTTGATGAATTTGAAGATTATGACGACATTTGTGATCGTAAACTACCTTCGGCAGTTGCAGAGCATCCTTTATTTACCCTACCAACGCTTACTGAGAATCAAAGTTGGAATTGTGCAACGTGTGGTTCAGGACAACCAATTAAACCTTTACATTTCAACTCAATTTATCAAAGGGTTATCAATAACCAAACAGGTGAAGTTACCGAAAGCGGTCAAATGATGTATGTATCCCCATGCTGTAAAGGAGACCTTTTTATTTGGGATGAAGATTTAGATAAGGAAATCGATATTGAACCAGAAAGCTTTTTAAAAGTTGATGGTGAAGGAGATACAGCATGAATGTAGCAGTCTCAAAACATGTAAAGTTTGGTCATCCAATAACAGTATTTACGACACATGGGCATTGGTGGCAAAGCGAAATAAATGTATTGGAAAGTATGCTGAAGGATCGCAAACCACTGGGTGAAATAGCAGATGTTTTAGATTGTCCGATCGAACGTGTCAGAAAAAGAGTTAAATTATTACGTTGTAAAGGTGGACGGCCAAAGAGCAAGTTTCGACGAACGCGTGGCAAGTGGTGGGACTGCGAAGTAGAAGTTTTAAAAGCCATGCTTCAGGAAAATTTCAAAGTCCCTTACATAGCTGAAGTACTAGATCGGGATACAAATTGCGTTCATACCAAAATTAAATATTTACAGACGAAGGGGGAGTTATGAGAGGCGTAAACAAAGTTATCTTGGTCGGCTCACTTGGAGCGAACCCTCAATCTAAAAACTTTCCGAATGGCGGTTCTTATGCACAATTTTCTATAGCGACATCTGAACGCTGGCAAGACCAGCGTTCAGGTGAGTGGCGTGAAAATACCGAGTGGCATCGAATTGTTGCTTATGGCCGTTTAGGTGAGATCGCGGTTCAATACCTTGCCAAAGGTGCAAAGGTATATATCGAAGGCTCACTTCATACACGCAAGTACACAGATGAAAAGCGAATTGAACGGTATGTGACTGAAGTAAAAGTCAGCCAAATGCAAATGCTCGATACACAGCCAATTGCAAACCCAGTTTAAGGATAATAAAGATGGATTTTCAGAATATTGCGACCGCACGTCAGGCGATTACTGACAAACATGGTAATGGTAAACCTCAATTAACCTTTCAAAGTGAAATTGAATGTCCTATTTGTTCTATTGGAACGATGCGATATCAAATCAGTGCTCATAATGGTCATATTGCAGCCGAATGTTCTACCAACAATTGTGTTAGATGGATGGAATGATTATGTACCCGAACCAAGGATTAATTTTCGACACAGAAACCCATAAATTACATGGCGACATTATAGAAGCAGGTGCCTTGGATTTCACTTTTGAGGATGGTGAACTCAAGATCGGATATGAGCATGATTTAGGTCGATTCAAACCAAGTGAATCTATCGGTTTAGGTGCAATGGCCGTGCATCATATCTTTGATGAGGATTTGAAGGACTGTCAGCCATTTACTGAATTTAAAATCCCACAGAAATTAAATACACGTTATTTGATTGGTCATAATATTGATTATGATGTCCAAGCTATGAATAGAGCTGGTTTCGATTTCAATGCACAACTATATGATCCATTTCAATCAATTTGTACACTGGCAATGGCTCGACGTTTATGGCCACAGCTAGAAAGTCATTCATTAACTGCCCTTGCATATCATGTCAGTGAAAACAAAAGGCAAACACGTATATGCTTAAAGGAAGCACATAGTGCAATTAGTGACTGTTACACAACCTTTGAAATTTTAAAGGCTATAGTCCAAACGGCAGGGCTAAAAGACATGGAGGATCTAGCTGCATTTGCATACAACTCTCGCACCCCAACACATATTTTTTATGGGGAATACAAAGGCTATGCAATATCAGATTTACCCGATCAAATCCTTGATGATCTAATCGAAAAGTCTGATGGTTTCCTATTAAGTTCATTGCGTACCGAATCCTTCAGACGAAGTGAGCTCCCTTTCTGAACCTATTAAACACCTCAAATGCGCCTCCGAATGAGGCGCATTTTTTTTAGAATAAGTTTATGTGAATTTTAGGAAATATTATGGCAGCGGGTATCGAGTGTCGTGGCAATAGTTTACGAATGTGGATTCTCAACAAAGGTGAAAAACTTAATGAACCTTTAGATTGGCCAGCGACTCCAGAGCACACAGAACGAGCCAAACAATGGGCTGAATTGATCACTCTAGAAATGAAAATGGGGAAGTTTGAGCTATCAAGACATTTTCCAAACTCAAAAAATTTAAAGGAAAACCAGATCTCTTTCTATGCAAAAATTTATTTAGAGGACATTAAAAAGGAAGTTGCTCCAAGCACTTATGCATCTTATGAAGGTCATGTAAAAAACCACATAAATCCCAAATGGGGCAGATTCCACCCTGAAGAAATCGAGACTAAACAAGTTAAGAAATGGATTAAACAATTAAAAGATACGCACAGCAGTAAAACCATACGTGAAATCATCACTAGATTTTCACAAGTACATGCCGTTTGGCGTGATGAAAATAAAGTGGCATTCGATCCATTCCAAAACATCACCATTCACCAAGCGGATACTCCAGAGCCAGATCCATTTACCAAAGCTGAAATCAATCGATTACTTCAGACTGAAACGGATCTCGATATCGAGAACCTTTTACCTTGCCTTTTCTGGACTGGTCTTTCCATGTCGGAACAGATCCCAATCGCTTGGGAGGATATCAATTTAGAAAAGGGGACAATACAAATAAACCGGTCTTATGTTCGCGGTGTGTATCGAGTAACTAAAAATCGTCGTCGTAAACGTGAAATTAAACTGTTACAGCCAGCATTGGATGCACTGAAGGAGCAATATCACTTTTCAGGGAATGCTCGAACACAAGTGATTGAAGTGCTTCAGCGCGATAACCACAGTTATAAGGAGGAGAGATTAAGATTCGTCTGGCTCAATCGTGAACGGTCGACACATTTTGAGTATCACGAATTGCGCTATCGATGGGGCAAACATCTCAAAAAGGCAAAGGTACGAAAAAGGGGAATCAACCAAGGTCGGCATACTTTTGCGAGCCAATTATTATCGAGTGGCCAAGTCCCTCCAGAGTGGATCGCGGAGCAGCTGGGGCACGCAGATACATCTATGATCTATAAGCATTACGGCAAATTGATTGCTGAAGATATGCCAGACTATTTATCTAAAATTAATCAATATATTCAGCAGTAA